TGCAAACTATGACTTATCAAATAAAGAATTACCTACTTTCGATGACATCCAATTGGCCTATCAATCATGCCTTGTATGATGCTGTGCAGGAATCTGTCCCAGAGATAGCAAAGTACAGGGCCAGCGAGGGCCAGCTAGACCTGGGCAAGACTGCAATCAATAAGATGTGCAAGCGAGTATTTCCTGAGATTTATACCGTGCCTCTCTTCCGCCGTCAGTGGTGCAAGATGATGGTTGAGGAGATCAAGGAGATGGAGAAGCATGTTGGATTCCGTCCTAATGATGATGAGGATGTGCTGCGTCAGATCCCTGAGATTGTTCTTAGGGAGCATTGCCCTGAGCTCTACAGCCGTATGTGGTTCGTCGTACAGACCGTTTTGAACCCTATCTTCTTGAGCCTGTACCAGCGTGACTGTTTCGATATATCCTCGGTCCAGATCGCCAACTATAACCCCAAGGATAAACAGAAGGGTGCCTGGCATCACGATGAGTCTGCAGATATCTCTGTGGTTATTCCGCTAAATACTGGCGACTATGTTGGGGGTGGCACAGAGTTTCATAATCATGGAACACTCAAGCCGCTGCCCTCTGGTCATGCCTTGATCTTCCCATCGTTTACCAACCTCCACCGCGGCCTTGCAGTGGAGAGTGGTGACCGGTATCTCCTGGTCTTCTGGCTTCACGATAAGCGCAGAAACAAACACCTTTATGAGGAAGTTGAGTAGCCACCCTCTCCAAATTTAAGGCGCCCCACTACGGCCATTACTTGCTCTTTGTCAATGTTGTCCTTGTAGGCCGGAAACAACTTAGCAATAATTAGGTCCACCTTAGACTCTAGCTCTGCACGGTTGTTGACTCTCTGGTCAGAGGCTATTACGATAACTCGTTCTGTTAATGCTTCCTTATACATACTTATTTCCTCTTGTAACAATTTAAGCAAAGCACCTTGTCTGTCTTTGCAACATACTTAAAAATGCTGGGGTCACGCATGTGAGCCAGCTTGGTGTGGCTATGTTGGCAATATCCGCTTTGACATCCTCGGTCCATTTTCATTAAATCATTTTTAGTAAAGTTGTTCACATTGATCTCCCTTGCCCCCGAAGGGGCTGTTGGTTAATAAGAAAAGTAATCGGTTGTGTTACTGGCGATGATAGATTCGTAGCCGTCAGCCTTGTATTTTTCCGCTATTTCTTCGGCCTGCTTTTTGCTGAGTGGAGGTGGGTTACGGGCTTCTTCAATGCAGGTAACGCCCCATTGCTTCCACAATCTTTTTCCTGGCAATTTATAATTAACTACATACGTCATGTTCATATTGATCTCCTATGCCCCCGAAGGGGCTGTTGGTTTATGCAGCCTTCTGCGCTGCGAACAATTCTTCTGCCCTGGCCTTGAGCTCTTCAATCTTAGAAGACCAATCCTTGGGCTCTCCAGTGCAAACGTAAGGCTTACTCCAACCGCCGACATTGATGTCGGTGTAGTGTGAACGGAAGAAGTAGTCAGTCATTGAGTCGTCCTCACAGAAATATTTTGGTCCTTTCATGGCTTCAACCAGCTCAGTAAGGAAGGCGACAACGGTAGGATTAGACTCATAAGTCTCGCCAATCCAATACTCATTGACCTGACGGTATTTATCGGCGAGCCTAGCAGCAACGGTCAAGCAGTCATAAGGATTACACTCAAGGTCCTCCCTGGCATTAACTAACTGACTCTCATGGCCGGCACCTACAATATCCAAAGGACCAGACTTGATATTGACAACAAGGGTAGAGTGGTGACGAACACCGATAGTGCCCTTCATGCCGTACTTTTTTAAGACCGCTTTGATAGCGGGAGCAAGTTCTTTTTTATCTTCCTGGGTAACACAAGCCATAATCTTCTCTCTCTATTTAGTTAATTAATTACTACATAGCTATATTCACATATATCGTGTCGTTGTGCAAGTCTTTGCACAAATATATATAGAATAAAAAGATATATAAGCTAAAATCCTTATTGCTTATTGGTCTAACTACAGTGTGCAAATATGTGTACAACGACACGATATATGCTATTATATGTATGTAGGGTAATTAATCAATTTGAGGAGAGAGTGAGATGGGGCAAGCAATAGACATGTTCGGTAACGAGGTCCAGGAAAACCCAGGTCCAGCTGCGAAGATCAAGTTTCAGTTAGAGTTCATGGCCTTTATGATGCAGTGCGGTAGAGACCAGGAGGCCACTGCTGCCTTCAACAAGGCAATGGCCTTGTGTAATGAGATGATAGAAGCTGAGGGGGGTGAGTGATGATTACTGTTGAGATGGATACCTTTCACTGCAAAGGTGCGAAGAACGGCCAGGATGACTTCAAGGTCATGCGGTTCCCCAACTGGGACCTGGCTTGTGAGTGGGCGGGCACTCAAACGATGGATGTGATGTGCCCCTTTGTTGTTCTTGAAATGCGTAATGCAATTACTGGTCAAAAGGAGTGGTTCTAATGAATTTACAAAACATGTTGAAAGAGTTGCCAGCTATCCAGGTCGAGGATTACGTAAAGGTTGACGGCAAGTATGATTGGGTTCAGGTTGATATCCTTCCTGAAGCCTGGGTCAATGATGGTCAGCTGCATGTCTCTGGGGAGAATGGAGACGGCTTGGTAGATTACGATGGCTACGAGTTTAATGGATACCTTCCATACATTCACCCCGACCTTGAGGTTTGGGCAGAGAAGAAAGGGATGTATTGGGAGTGGGATAGCCCAGGCAGCATATGTTTGGCGCAATAATAAATCAATTAAGGGAGTGATTATAATGGGTATGACATATTTAACAGAGTTTGAAGCAGGGGACACCATCGTTCTAGAGGGTGAGCGGATCAATGGATACGGTCACGAATGGAAATTAGTTGTTAGTTGGGTGGACTGGGGAAACAGGGACAGTGAGTTCGAGGAAGCGCCCGATATGGTATTCACCAACGGCTACTGTTTTTCTGGCGACACTCTCTACTCCAAAGCAAACGGAGGCAAGAGAGTAGGTCGGTTCTTTTATGGATTCATCAAGGAGGTAGTGTAATGAAAGCAAAAGCGTTAATGGAAAATTTAACTGAGGTTCCACCTGGATATGTGTATTGGGGTTGGACAGCCACGGTCAATGGTAGGGGGGTAGGTACTTGTTCAAGCAGACATGGACCAATGAGTTTTGATTCTTTTGTCAAAGAATATCCAAACGAACACGTTGTCGAATCTTTAGTGTTTGCGCCCGTGTTTAATGAAGGGTTGGATGATGAATATCTTGATTACGGAAAACATATAAAAGTGCAAACTAGAGAACACAAAAATAAGGAGTTAGTGTGATGGGTATGTTAGTTAATGTTTATCGAAACGATCTTGGTGACTGCACCGCAGGCGGTATCAGCGCCACCGCAAAGCAGTTATGTCTCACAAATGTTGAGGGGCCGTTTGAGCCCGACGAAGACAGCCCCGCTGCAGTCTTGGTTATGGCTGAGCCGATAGGTGGCAGCAAGATCTTGAGAATTGAGCCTGAAGATGACGGTGGCAAGTGGACGATGTTTGGTGGAAACTATGCAGCGACCAGCGACAGTCGTTTTAGCGAAAAATGTAGAGAACTTTTAGGCAGCAGCTGGTATGGTGCGGTAGCGATACATGACAGAATCGAGGGCTAATTATGATGTACGTTGGGTATAAATTTAAGATAGATGATGCCGGCATTGACTTCAGCGAGAGCGATGGATATGACGGAATTCAAATGCCAGCAGGGTACGACGTTGGTGACATATTTACCCTAATTGTAACACCTGAAGGTGGTTTGTTTCTCAAGAAAATTGAACGTGAAGGTGTTCATTGATGGCCGGCAGAGACTGGCCAGATCCTGACTGGCATCACGGCGACCTAGACTGGGTTGACGCTGATGATGATCTGGAGGAGGAGGAGGAGCCAGAAATATTTGTGTTACAATAGATCACCCCCCCTTATTTTGCCCCATTACTGGGGCTTTTTTTAGCCATACGCTTGGCGTATTCTTCCAGGTTTTCCCCAAACATTTTCTCAAACCACTGGGCCCAGGTTCGTCTGCCGCTCGGCACTATCTGCATTCTTCTCTTCCAGGTCATCCTAGCAGCATGATACTTCTTCTGCTGCGCCCAAAGGTCCTCTTTTTGCTGCTCAGCCTTAGTAAATATCACCGACATCAAACTCCCTGATTCCATCTTGGTTGTACGGCAGGTAAATATCGCTCTCCCTGCAGGCCATCCCAATGGCTAAAGCCTGTTCATTCTTAGCGTCAGCATAAGCTATGGCTTCATCTGACAGGGTGTAGATAGCAAAAGGATAGGGCGCCATCTTCTCCTGAGCCAGGAAGTAAAACTTTGCAGTGGGTAGACCAACGGCTCGGCAGCCGGCAATATAATAAGCAGCCTGCTGGTGATACTTAAACGTGTTGATTGCTGACTTAAAACCCCTGGGTGATGCATCTCTGCAGGTCTTTAAATCCCATATGTCAGTGCCGGTGTGCCAGTCTAGTTTGCCCTTACACGGCTGTCCCATCCATTCCCAGCAGAGTGTTAGTTCAACACGGTGCTCAGGCTTAGGGATGAAATCTGACACCACCTCGCGCCTTTCCATACACACCTCATACATATCTTGCTTGCAGGGTGTTTTGATTCCCACAGTGGAAAGCCAATCCTGGTACTCATCCTTTCCAACCTTGGTTCGTCGGTCCACATTAGGTTCCAGGGCAAACTCATCATGGAATTTATGATGCTCCAGGAACACAGTGTGTTGGACCCTGCCTTCTAAGAGAGCGGGGGAGTTGTTGAACTTACGATTCTTCCAGGTAAAAGGACATTTGGCAATTGAGGTCAGGTCGTGGGATCTCCACGCTGGTATCGAGTCATAGGTTGGGTAGTCAAGGTCTTCATAAATGCCTACTTTAAAATCCATACTAATCTTCCCTGGGGTCGTCCCCCATTGAGTAACGTAAATACCAAACTGATTTGGCCTTGTCTTGGTTAGCGTCGTTGTACAGCTTTTTGCCGCAGCGCCATTGATACTTAAAGGCTGCAATCTCACTGTAGTCTTGGACCCGCTCCTGGCCAAAGGCTGCCACCATAGCGTCAATACATTCTATGGATGAGTCAGAGTAGTGTGCTGGTGAGTTGACCATATCATGGGCTTCTCCCATCTCTACATCTAACGTGCTTGGCTGCAAACTTGCCAGCTCATAGGACCAGTGTTGGTCAACCTGGCTTGCGGTTAGCTTTTTGTAGCTGCCTATCCTGACTGCATCTCCAGCCATTGCCCTGGTCCAAACACCAGGACTGACGCCCAGGTGCTCTGCCATCGATGTATTACTCAGGCCATGAGCCCGCTGAAATACCAGCAGATCATTGGCCTCATTCGCGCTTAGTTTTGTCTTCATAAAAGCTCCTAGAATGGTATATCTTCGTCATCAATTAACGGCGCAGCTGCCGCCTCTTTAGCTGGCTTCGATGTCGCTGCTGCCTGGTCTGCTGCCATTGCTTCAAGTCCACCTGGCTTAGGTGTTTGCACTGGCGCCGGCTTGCCTTTCTTCATAGCTGCTGCAACCTCAAAACATGGACGCACCTGGTCCTTGTCAGCCTCATCACAACCAGAGATACGCCACTGGATAAAGCGCGGTAGCTCTTCATAAACATCACAAGCAGCCTTGCTGCCCTCGCACTCTTCACCGGAGAATTCTTTGCAGTATTCTTCCAGGTCAAATACTGACGTTGGGTTGGTTGTTGTTACTCTCTTTGCGCCATTGTCAGAGCAGAATATGCCATCGACCTTGGCGTTACCGTTACTGTTAAGGACCACGTTGATCTTACAGGTGACACCTAACAGCTTGGTTAGGTCAAATGCTTTGAGCTCTTCTTCAGAGAAGGGCTTGTTTCTCCATGCCTGGAGGTCACGACGTAAATTAGATCTCTCATTAAGTGACAAAGTATATCCGTGAAAGATAGAATACGGTCGGCCATCATTGAGGGTGAGCTCAGGGATCTCCCAGAAGATATAAATCTTATGCTTCTTGGATATCTCGCCTTTGTAATCTTCCTCAGCTGTTCCTGCATCGACTAATCGATAGCAGATAGCCTCGTAAGAGCCTGGGGGTACTGTCTCGAAGGATGATTCTCCTCCACTTCCTGCGCTTGCTGTGAGTGCCATTTGCAAATTCCTCTCGTTTAGGGTTGTTGTTTGTAATAGTTTGCACTATTCTACACATTCTAACGGAGGGATCAACCTAAAATGTCATTTATAGTCGGCGAGACAAACCAGAAAGATTACACAAGGCCCATAACGGGCAACTTTAGACAAGAATTTGAAGCGTTCTTGGCTGAGAATGGCCTCAGCTTAGACCAGAAGAAGGGCCTGCTAGTTGATGGCAGCATTGGTAGAGCATATATGGATGTCGATGGTAAGCATAAGCTCACCGGCTGGTATCAATTCTGGGCAGACCAGACTATACCCTTTGGTCGCTGCGGTGACTACCGAATCGATAGTGCCAACCCAACATCTACCTGGCGACCTAATAACAGTGGTAACTATAAGATGACTGATGAGCAGCGGGAAGAGATTAAGCTGCTGCAGGATGAGGCCCAGGCTAAGAAGGAAGAGCGCAACAACAGAGCTGCGAAGCGCAGTCAAAATATCTGGGAGGCTGCTGCTGCCTGTACAGAGCATCCATACCTAACCAAAAAGAATGTAGAGAGTCACGGTCTGAAGCAGCATGCTGATGGTCGGATGATGGTTCCGCTCTTGGACCAGGCGCTCACAATCGTTGGACTGCAGTATATCGACGACGACGGGGGCAAGATGTTCCTGACGGGTTCCAAGAAGAAGGCGAGCTTTTTCATCCTGGGCCAGGACCTATTGAAAGATGCACACACCATTAACTACTGCGAGGGGTATGCCACTGCTGCCAGTTACTACCAGGATATGAAGCAGCCGGTGGTAGTGAGCTTTGATGCGTACAACTTAGCGCCGGTTGCCGAGGTTATATTCGGACATTTTGCCCAGGCTAAGCATGTCATCATAGCTGACTTTGATGACAATGCGACTGGCGAGAGGGAAGCAATTAAGGCTGCCCAGGTAATAAAAGCTGGGGGTGGCCAGGCTGAGGTGTTAATGCCGCAGTCCAAGGGTGATTACAATGACCATAAGGAGGCGATGGTTGGCGAGATAATGCCCTCGCTCCAAGAGGTAGTTATCCCAGCGGAGTTTGATTTTGAGCGCAACAGCAATGGGCGATACCTACACACCAAAGATAATCACCGCGGTGTCCTGGTTACCAATCAGATAGAGGTTGATTACAACGTCATCAAGAAGGCGATTGAGATTGAGATCCCTAACCAGAAGTTTATTGCTGATTTAAAGGATGACGCAGCGATCATTGAGATAGAGGACCGGTGCATTAAGATGGGGATACCGCATGAGAGAGTACGGTATAACCTCAAGCTATTGGCCAGGGAGTACAACCCAGTCAAGGAGTGGATGGAGAGTAGCCCTTGGGATGGGAAGACCAGGATAAAGATGTTCCTGGACACGATTAAGAGTCCGAATGAGCCCTTGAAAGAGATGCTGATGAAGAAGTGGCTGCTGGGTTGTGTGGCTGCAGCGTGCGAGGAGGGCGGAGCTAATTTGGAGGGTATCCTGGTATTCCAGGGTGCTCAGGCCGTTGGTAAGACCCAGTGGTTTGGCAGCCTGGCACCGAATAAGGACTGGCTGCTGGAGGGTGCAACACTCAACCCCCAGGACAAGGACAGTGTAAAGCAGTGTGTTAGCCACTGGATCTGTGAGCTCGGAGAGCTGGGCAGTACGTTTAAGCGTGCGGATATTGACCAGCTGAAGGCGTTCTTAACCAAGAGAAGCGACGAGCTGCGGCTACCGTATGACCGAGCATTTAGTAATTACCAGCGGCGCACAGCATTCTATGCCAGTGTTAATGAGAAGGAATTCCTTATTGATACCAGCGGCAACAGACGGTTCTGGGTTGTACCGGTGACTGAGATAGACTGGCGGCATGGTCTAAACATGCAGCAGGTGTGGGCCGAGATCAAAGAGACGATGTATGAGTCCAAAGATAGGTCCTGGTTTCTTACCAGTGAAGAGCGCGTCATGCTGCAGGATAGTAATGAATTCTTCAGAACACAGAGTGCGGTCGAAGACCTGCTGCTACAATACATACGGTTCAAGAGTGCAGACACTAAGCCTGTGCAGATGACCCACCTACTCAGAGACATGGGCATCAATAATCCAAGGATGGCGGACTTCAAGGACGCTGCACGAGTCTTGGCTGATCGCGGTGTAGAACCAAGGTATAGTAATGGTAAGAAGATCTATGACCTGGACTATGACCCGATCATCAAGGCGGACGACAACTTCCCCCCACCACCGAGGTGGGATGTGTAGGGTGAGGTAGGGTGAGTAGGGTGGCATTTTGAAGATAGCGTGTCGATGTGCAAAGTTGGTATAACTCGACACGATAATGTATGGGATGTTGCACATTGAAGGTAGCTATACCCTGTACACTGTTAGGACATGATGTAAGTTATTGATATTAAAGCTAATTTATAATAGGTAGGGTAGGGTATAGTCTTTAAGGTAGAGTAGTTTTATATAAGTATAAACAGTATATATATATAGTTTATATAGTGTTATATAGCCTTAGTATAGGACACCTACCATACCCTACACTGTACACTGGAGAATATGATGGAAGAGTT